ATGCAATTTACGCGCACCGTAGGCGAAAAAACGACCGCCCCCATACCTACCCCCACGCCCCCGGACGAAAATGCCGGAGACGGCAACCTCGCCACTTCGCCGCCAGAGTTCCGCAGAAAACCCCGGCTGAAAAGACCGGACGAACCGCGCCGGGCGGACTGGGAGCACCAGGACCAGGAGCCGGACCTTGAGCCCATTGAGGACGAACTGGACGCGGACCTTGAGCCCGATTTTGAAGAGGACTTCGAAACCGATTTTGAAGAGGACCAGGAGCAGGAAGAGGACGATCTGGACGCGGACCCAGAGCCCGAAGATGACCCAGACGATGACGAACAAGACGACATTCCGCCAGGATGCCAGGAAGCCACGCCAGCCCAAAAAGCCCACAAATTGCCCTATACCGCCACTCCAGATCGACTGAAAGCAGCCAGGGAGGCTTTGGCGAAAATCCAGAAGGAAGCCTATAACAAACTTTCGGAATATGACCGCAACATTACGAAATGGATAGTTCACCACGAAGTCCGGATACTCACGAAGCAAAACACTTGGGAGATATTCGAGCCAGCGCCATTCCAAAAGGTCGCACTGCGTAATGCAACACGACGTTATTGGAACTCCAAGTTCAAATACAGCACGATTGTGTTCTGTTGGCCTCGCCGTCACAGCAAAACCATTTGCAATGCCCTTCTCGTGCTTTGGCGTTTCTTTAATGAGAACAATCATAACATAAAAGTTGTTGCCAACTCAGCAAGACAGACGGTTTCCACCAATTTCAAATTGCTCCGCACCATGATTCTGAACTCGCCAAAGCTGCTTGACCAGCTTGGAGGGGCGCAGAACGTCACCCGAGAAAGAATTGTTCACCCTGGCCGTGACAATCTTATAGAGGCCGTCAACTCCAATGACAGCAGCTTATATGGTGAAAAGGTTACAATAGCTTGGGTTACGGAACTTCATGCCGCCCGTAACGATGACGTTTTGCAAGTACTGGCCTCTTCTCTTGGCGACTCCGACAACAGTTGGATGTTGATTGACTCCACCACGGACATGATCGGCGGACCTCTACACAAGCTCGAAAACCTCTCCAAGGCCGAAGACAAAACGATATTTTTCCATCGCATTGAGTATAAGGATTGGGCAACAGCAAACCGGCTTTCTCCCAAATGGTTGGACCGGCGCTGGCTCAAGTCACGCAGCCAACAAATGCTGCCCGCGCTGTTCGCCTCGCAGCACTTGAACAAGAGAACAACCGGCGTCAACGCACTTTTCGAAGCGGACAAGATCGAAGCCTGCGAATCCGATTTTCCCAACAAGATACATCCAGCAAAACTCCCCGAACTATTGGGTGAGCGCAAATGGATTGTTGGTGGCGGTCTGGACCGTGCATACGGATTTACCTTGAACGGTGACGCCACAATTTGGACCACTGTTGCCAAGGTGGCCGCCGTGGATGGGGAGCCCGAATACTTTGTGCTCAGTCAAAGGGACATACCTTTCTCGCAGGGCAAGGGCATTAAAAAGGCAATTGCAAAAGACCACGAAAAATACAAACTGGAGAACGTAGTTATTGAGCGATACAACGCGCAGGACATTTTCTCGTGGTGTGTAGACTCCAAGATTGCTGCAGAGCTTGGGCACGGTACGCCCAATGAACAGATGTCCATCTTCACGGAATTGCATCGTATTGTTTCGGATGGACGGCTTCACTTTCCCGCCGAACTCAAACAACTGTCAAGCGAAATGCGGACGTTCCGTTACGACTTGAAAGCAAAGCAGAACGTCACATTCGGACATGCTGAGGGCTTCCATGACGACAGAGTATATTCCCTCGCCTGGGCGATTTACGCACTCCGGGAACGTGAGCTTGTCCAGTTCGTCCTTCCTTCTATCCGTTGCCACAACAAGAGCAGGCACGCGCCTCTTTGTTACTTGAGGGAAGGGGATGCCATTTTGCATTGCTCGAACCAATGTGAGGCCCATAAACGTGTTGAGCAAATGTTTTTGTACCATCGCCAGAAACACGTAGACAAGGAGCCAAGCATACCGGAGTTTTTCAAAAATATGGTGCGCTTGGATGGGCCAATAATTTACCAAGGGGTGTAAATAATGCTGTTCAATTCAATAGTGCCACATACATTCAACGTGATGGAAAATACCGTCAACAACAGGGCGTCATCCATCCGCAAAGCAGAATCATTGAAGCGAGTCCAGTATTTCGAAGACGAACAACTGGACTCGCTCTATGACGAGATGTCCAAGCACTTTGCCAGCCCTGACAAGTTCCAGCTCGTGTGCCTCAACATTGTCAAGAAAATTATTGTCAACCTCGCCCAAGTGTACCGGGAGCCAGCCAAGCGCACAGTGGAAGGCAGCAAGAAAGATCAAGATACCTTCCAGGCCATTGCTGAAGCGGCTTCCCTGGACCTGAAGATGAAGCAGGCCCAGCGTTACGTAAAGCTCCTGAAGACATGCTTGATGCGTCCTGTATGGAGGAAAGGGCGTCTTGAACTGGATATTTTGACCCCCGACATCCTGGATGTCGTTGTGGGCGATAGCCCAGAAGAGCTTCAAAAGGTGCTCGTGACCCATTACGGGCAAAGCGGACGTTTGGAGGACGTGACCTACAGCGAGTGGACAGCAGAGACGTACCGCCGCTTGGACTTCCGAGGCCATGAGAAAGAATCGCTCCCCAATCCCTACAAGGTGCTTCCTTTCGTTCCCCTTTGGGACAGGCTTCCCATGGGGGACTTCTGGCTTGCCGGGGGTGAAGACCTCATAAGCCTGCAAGACGCTATCAACACCAAGATCACCGACTTGCTTCACATCGTCCAGATGCAAGGTTTTGGAGTGTTTTGGAGAAGGCGAGGGAGCCACAACCCGGTTGGAGAAGCTGGTGAGGACGTGGTGGGCCCCGGCCAGGCGTTCATCCTGGAACCGGAAGCTGCTGTGGGCTTTGTCCAGCCAGAGGCCCCCCTCCAGGAAGTGCTCGAAGTCATTACCTTCCTTATCAAACAGGCCGCAATAAGCCATGGGCTTTCCGCCACTTCGCTTACGTTGGACCCTTCCACGGCTTCCGGAACCTCAAAGCTGGTAGATTCCAAAGAACTCAGCGAAATGCGCCAGGACGATTGCGCCCTGTGGCGCCGTTATGAACACGCCATTTTCTCATTGATTCGCATTGTCTGGAATACCCACACCCCAGGCCAAGCCATAAGCGAAAGCGCCTCTCTGAGTGTCGACTTTGCCGACCAGCGCCCGGCGATTGACCCCAAGGCCCAGGCGGAAACTTGGGAAAGATTGCTGGAAATGGGCGTGATCAGCCCCGTTGACATCGCCATGCAAAGAAACCCGGACTTGGCGACACGTGAGGAAGCCCTGGCCTTCCTGGTTTCTCTCCAGGAAGAAACGCGCAGCCTCAACGAGCAAAAATTGTAAACACCGCCCCACCAGGGCGTAAAAATGGAGGTTTTACCATGACTACAGACGCAAACACCCCGGCCCCCGCCACCGCAAACGGCGAACAATCGGCAGAGGACACGCAGCAGGGCAATTCCGCTCCCCAGGCTACCCAGGACCAGAACACGGCCCCTTCCCCCGAAAGTGGAAGTTCTCACATGGTTCCAAAAAGCCGCCTGGATAGTGAGATTCAGAAGCGGAAGGCAACCGAAAAACAGCTTGAGGAACTTGCCGCTCAAATGCTGGAGGACGTGCCCGATCAATTCAAGGGCATCGTGCCCGAAGGGCTTTCTGCCGCAGATCGCATTGCGTGGATGAGAAAGGCCACTGCCGCCGGTTTCTTCTCCGGTCCATCCACCAGCCCTGACCCTGCCCGGCCCACAGGAAAGCCCGCAACCGATCTTGAGAACATGGACCCGCAAGCAATGCGGGCCATGGGCTACAAAAACACACAATAAGAGGAAAAAGTTATGTCTATCACACTTCTTGAGGCATCCAAACTTGTCCAGAACCCACTGCAGCGAGGCGTGATTTCGGTCTTTCCGCGTGTATCGCCTGTCCTTGAACGGCTTCCTTTCGTCAATGTTGCAGGCAACGCCTATTCATACAGCATCGAAGAAACCCTTCCGGGCGTTGCGTTTCGCGGAATCAATGAAAGTTACACGGAATCCACAGGTATCGTGAACCCAGTGACGGAACGTCTGTACGTCCTTGGCGGCTTGTCCGCCGTTGACCGTGCCCTGGTCAAAACTCAGGGTAATGTCAACAACTTGCGCGCCACATATGATGGCCTCAAAGCCAAGGCCACGGCCCTCGAATTCACCAAAAAGTTTTTCAAGGGTGCCAACGACACAGACGTCAACGAGTTCGATGGCTTGGAAGAAAGACTGACCGGAAACCAAGTGATCGACATGGGTTCGTCCGCCGGGGGCGACACACTGACCCTGGCGAAACTGGACGAAATGCTTGACGCGGTACAGGGAACTCCCGATGTCATTTTCTGCAACAAGACAATGCGTAGGAAAATCAACATTTTGATGCGCGCAGCCGGGCAGGCCACAGAGACCGTGGCGGATGGCTTTGGCCGTCAAATCCCTTCCTATGCTGGCGTTCCCATCGCTGTGGTCGAAGAGGACAAAGACGGCAACGAAATCCTTGGTTTCACTGAAGAATGCCCCGGAGGTGGTGACGATGTCGGCACCAGCATTTATGCTGTGAAATTCGGCGCGTCTGAGTATGTGTCTGGTCTCCAAGCCGGAGTGATGGACGTGGTGGACCTGGGCCTCAACAGGACCAAGTACGAAACCTTGATCGAATGGGTATGTGGCATGGCCGTCTTCCATCCCAAGGCCGCAGCACGTCTCCAGGGCATCAAAAACGCCTAGACACCTACAATCCATGGAGGATTGAACCATGATCGACTCTGAATTCATCTTGAAAGAGGCTGGCCTTGTCGCTTCCAGCGCCGCAGGCGCAACCAGCGCCGGCACTGCCATTGTGGCGGACGTTGGCAACGGCAAGATCACGGGCGAACTCGTCATTGACGTGAGCGCAATCGAAATCGCCTCAAACAACGAGAAGTATTCCATTGCCCTCCAAGGCAGCGACACCAGCGACTTCTCCACAGGCACTCCGGTGAATCACGAAATCTGTTGCATCAACCTCGGAGCGGCTGAAGTCCTAGGCGGCAATCAGGACAGCACAACCGGGCGCTACACAATCGCAATCACCAATACGTACAAGGAAACGCCGATGCAATACCTTCGCACGTACTGCACATGCTCCGGCACAATCGCGACGGGGATCAATTATTCCGCCCACATCCGCCCCATCGGGCGGTAAATGTTCAGCAGGGCTGGACGGGAGAGTTCGGAGGCAAGGCGGGGCGGGGCTTCGCCTTGCAACAACATTTGGAGCCCTATGCGTAAGCTGCGCGCCAGCCCCCTGGCCTCTTGTGAGGTGGCGCGGCCCACTCCTGGCCGAACAAGGGTGGCAACGGTGCTGGCGGCCACCGTGAGCCGGGAATCCGGCAAGCCGTCACCCTCCTCAGGCCAGGGCGTTTTGCCATTCGCCCTGGCCACTTTTCCAGCCACAGGGAGCCCGCTATGTATACGGAATTTTTGAAATACCAGCACCGCGTAGACCAACGCGCTTCAGCCCTTGCCGGGGAGATGGTAGAGGAACTTGAGGCCGTACACGAAAGGGTGATGGGAAAGCTGTCTAGCTTGCTCTCTCGTGCGCGAAAGAGCGACACCGTGGACCTACCTACACTCCGCCGCGTAAAATTGCTAGAAACGCAAATACGCAACATAGAAGAGATACTTGACGACTTGTACAGCACCTTCGGGGAATCCCTCCAGACCGCAGGCCTGGAAACCCTCCAAGCAACCAGCATTATCTCCACGCGCCTTTACAACCAATTATTCAACACCGGCTTCCAGCCGATGACGTTTACAAAGGCCATGTTGGTTGAATGGTGGACCGGGACTACAATTGACAACCTGATTATTTCGGAGTGGATGCAAAAGCTCCAGCGCAACACACGGGACCGTATCATATCCGCGTCCAGGCAAGCACTCATCCAGGGCATGGGTATGGAGGAAGCAGCCCGACACATGCGGCGAAACGGCATTGAAGGGTCCATACCTGGCACTGAAAACTTGGCCCGCACTGTTTTGATGAGCGCAAGCAACTACTCCAAGGAAAGAGTGGCAGAGGAAACCTTCGGAGACTTTATTTCAAGGTGGCGACACATCGCCACACTGGACGATAGAACTTGCTTACGTTGTGGGGCACTGGACGGAAAAGAGTATGGAAAAGATGAGATACGCCCACAACTGCCATTACATTGGAGATGCAGGTGCACGTACATACCTTTGCCGCCAACCTGGAAAGAGCTTGGAATAGACCTTGAGGAAGTAGTATCAGAACGGGCGGCAGTAAAGCATACAACAAGAACAGTTCACCATCGCGACGGCTCCACAAGTACAAAGTTCACTCCTGATGATGTAAAGCTCGTTTCCGGAAAAACGACTTATACTCAATGGCTCAAGTCCCAACTGGAACAAGACCCCGCATTCGTCAAGGACGTTCTTGGCCCCAAAAGATTTGAACTCTTCAAGTCAGGAAAGCTCGACTTGAAAGCAATGGCAACCTCTGGACGCATCAAATCATTGGAGGAACTGACATGAACGTCCTGCCCAGCGACATCTGCGAGAAGTGCCAAAAACGTAAGACATGCACCTTTCCATGTGCGCCAGTGGAGAAAGATTTGGATCTTGTCGCAGGCCGAATGTTCGAAAAACATGACCGGGACGAAAAGAATAGGCTTGTCCGCGTCCGCGTTTTTCTTTCAAAAAAGAGAGAATACAATTTCACCACACTACAAGGCCACATACGCGAGGCGGACTGGCAACACAACCCATTGCACCCCGACAATGTGAGCGCAGAGGACTACCACAGTTTTTGGTCAGACGTTGTTACCATCCATACTCAATCCCTTACAACAGCAGTCTTTTGCGAACGCGTATTTAATCAAATGACCTTTCCAGACATTGCGGAGAAATACGACACCACCGAAAACAATGTATTTCAGTGTTACCGGCAGGCCCTGGACAAGTTGTTCAAAGTATTGACAATCATTGACGACCCACGCTTGCGCATTTCCAAATCACGACTTTTTGAATCATTGGACCAAGAGGGAAGGTATTCCAAGCGCCAGAAAGCGTGGTTGCTTTACAATCTGATAGACTTTGACACCAACGAGATTGCCCGACTGCTGATGTCAAAGCCTGAGAACATCGCGTCATATGTCCGAGAAACACAAAAAGCGATTGACAGGGGTGCAAATGTGTTCCGCATGAAGGAAGACACTTGGCGTGGGTCCACAGTGAGTGAGCTGACGAAAGACTACAACAGGAACGGTGCAGTTGGAAGGTACAAGAAACAACAGCCCATAAAGAGCTTTTAAGAACTGGGTCAAACGTATAACAGGACGCGATAGCTTTACTTCATTTTACGGTTATAGTATATTCCGTTTCGTTGAGGCACGGTACGGCCATACCGTGTGGCAGGAGTCCAGGCCAGGGGTGCCGGTCTGTGACCGGGAATGGGATTCCCCCTGGCTCCTCTTCACTTCCGCAATCCCAGGAAGTGCAGAATGCAGGGACCAGACCCAAACTCAATACGGGCATCTGCCCATCAAATCCGCCAACAGCATCGCGGGGCACCCGAGTGGCTCAATGATGCTGTTTCCTTTTCATTTCGGCGCTTCATGCGCGACGATCAACCCGCCCTCGAAAAGCTCCTTTACGAAATCGCCCCCGCCCCGCTACGTAACGCCACGCGAAAACGTCAAGATTTGGCCTATTTGCTTGGGAACGTACTACGCCCAGGCCCTAGCCCACGAATCAGGTTTTGCTCACGCCCTCTGCGCTTATATATGGACAGAAACAAGTGGAGCAAAAACAGGTGGACAAAGCGAAGTCACTACTTCATCCCGCAAGCCGTCCATTCCCTCCATGACGCAGGCTATCTTTATCTCAAGCAAGGAGTTCAAATCATGGGACTGCAAACACGAATCGCTCCAGAAAACAAGCTGCTGGACCTGTTCCCGGACTTTTCTGCTCAATTCCTTGCCCCCAAATTCGTTGATTTTGTTGAACTACACGACCATTTTGGCATGCCAGTTAACTACGACGACAACACATTCACAAACAAAATTCGAAAACAGCTGCGCAAAATCAACATAGAAAATCAAAAACACAACGTAACACTGTATGGAGAAGAGCTTTCAACC